CCCATTTGTGCCTCCAGGACCAGTGTCCGTTCTCAAAAGCGTTCTTTGTGGCATCGTATCCGAATTTAAGGCTTCCAATTCCAGGGATTGCTCCCTCTCCTCGGATGTTCCATCCATTCTTCGTCGGTGCGACTTTCTTGCCTTTTACTGCTACTACTGCCTTGTCGGCTACTTTCTTCTTAAGTTTTGCTGTAGGTAATGCTTTCTTAGGTTTCTCAACTGCTGGTTTAGCCTTGATGAATGCCACTTTCTGCGGTGGTCCTATAGGCTTAGCCAGCTTCTTGTCGTGGCTCTTAATCATTTGCATTGCTACTTTCTTTACTTCATCCAACGATAATTGTTTGCTTTCAGATGTACCTTCGGAACTAGTCTTCTGGGTAACTTCTCTGTCTGCTGACAATAAATCTTGGATTTTCTTAACTGTTTCTGGTTTGAGATTACTCATCCCGCTTGATTCAATTATGCCAGCTACTGCAGTTTGCGGGGAGCCACTCCAACTGGCGTAAAAGCTCTATTACATTCTCTTTGGAGAATGGCTGCTGGGGTATTGGCTGAAGATGTCTGAACTCGCGTTTGAACGCTGTCCAGTTCAACTCCGTATACTCTGACGAAAGTAAGTTCACCAAGCTTTTAGCTAGCCCCAAAGGGACCGCTTCGCTTCGTGACACAAATTTCTTAGAGCAAAATTCCACATTTTCCCCGTCATGCACGTCCGTGAGAACGAAAACCATTCTGAGATAATTCTCTTTGAACTTTTCTACAGATTGGTCTTTAATTTTTGGTTCTACGCAATCGTCTCCCATAACCGCTATTGCTAATGGAATGGTGGGTAGCTCTTGGCTCTCCAATATGTAATTCTCATACACTACACTCTGGCGTATTATTCCATTGGTACATGTGGTTAAATATTGACCACTCACTTGTTGACAAGCAGCGTTCAATTCTATCACAATTCCATCACTGGTGGCCTTAGGGGCCCTAATTTGGCAATAAAATCCATTCTTCATCATATTAAGCCACATTTCGGAGGTTCCTCCTCTTTGTGGCATTTAACCAAGACTTTTGGCGTCAAGTCCACATTCCCTTCATTAACTGAGGTGTCGAACCCTGAGACATCTGAGTCCCTGGGTCCACACCCCATTGCTGAAATCCTGTCGACATACATTGACAACAATTGAAAATCTTGGTCTTCAGCCCCCATGCCTGCTTTAGAGTTTCGAAAAGTGTGATCTTCAATCTCTTGTGTCACCAATTCTTGATTCAAGCATCTGAGGGCTACCTGCATAACCAAAGAGGCTGAGCCAATAGTTCGTACTCTTCCTTCCTCAATCTTCTCTTTACTATGTGGTTCCTGCTTGACCATCACTCTCGTGATGTGGCAGTATCCGTTTTCATAAAGCCATCGTCCACTTTTCATGGACAGTTCTTCGTATTTGATGTCTCTCCATCTGACTAAAAGCGTCATAACTAGAGAGACTAAGAGAGGCATGTGGTTGTCTAAGACATCCCCATTTGTTTTGCAGTCCATAAACGGATACCCAGGGCTACTCGACCTATTGATTTTGCCTGAACACAAAACATCTGCTATCCTAATCGATATGTTCACGTCAGTAGGCTCACCTTTAATCAATATCTTAGGCATGCCGTCTGCGATTTTTCCAGCAATAAAATCATTCCTTTCCGGATCATAAAATCCTAACTCGGGTCTGACTACTCTATTCACTGTGTTTATTATGCTTATCATTTCCGTCGCTGCACTCCTATCTGGATAACTCATGGAATTGACTCGCTTTGCTAATTCAAACGTCATTGATTCGATCGTTGTTGATCTAACCTTCCAAGGATTGATCCCAGATTTTTCTCCGACGCTTCCTTTTTCTTCCTGTGAAATTCCGCTATCTCCACTTCCCAAGCGAATAAATCCCTCTTCATTCGATTTATCTCGCTCTTTTGCAGCTCTGATAAGGATTCCCACTTTTGGGTTGGTATATTTTTGCTTAGAGTCAGCATCTCTGATCGGCTTAACCCTTCCAATGACGCCGGCTTCGAGGGGTACTTCTTGTTCCCACTTGACTCCGAGGTCTTTGCCCCTTGTTGAATACTTCCCTTCTCCTGATTTGGCGAGGGTATAGTACTCTCCTGGGCTATACGAGCATTGAGTTCTGGCCCACTGCTCAGCATTTGCTCTAGCTGTTGGCGTACGTCCGTAATGGACTGCCCCGACGACGAATTCGAGCTCACACCCGCCGGTAGTGGAGCCTCGCAGAAAGGTAAAGGGGTCTTCTCCATGTTATCGGTCGAAGAGACCTTCTTTTCCTGTTCAACTGGTTTCGCGGCTGCTTTGGCTGCTGCCTTGGCTTTCGCTTTTTCTCCACGTGTTTTCTCGGCTGGTGTTAAATTGGGCAATATCATCGATTTGGGGACTATGCTCCTGACTCCGTTCAACATCACTTCCACCATTTCTGGCAGAGCTTTAGCATACAGAGCTTTCTGGGGCGTTGCGCTTTCATCTTCTATCTTCCTCTTTACGTCTGAGGTTTTAGTAGTCCCAACTAGCCTATCTTGAACGCTGCTGGTTTTAACCTGCGCTACGTTCTCAATTTTTAGCTCTTGTGGGATTAACTTAACCTCTTTTGCTTGCGCTTTTTCTGCTTTGGCTACTGACGTTTCGGTAATAATACTCTCTTTAACGTTTTCAACTTTAATTTTGTTCACTTCCGCTTTGGAGAGCTCATTGAGGTATTCGATTTCATCTAAAAATTCGACTAACCTATCTGTGGGCCAC